GTCAAAGATGTGCGATTAGTCTCTGATAAGATAAGATTTGTAGCCCTCGTTTGGAGCAACATGAGAAGCTGAGTATCTTCTTCGCCTGTTACTTTTTTCAGCAACTCTATAGACATTTTAAACTCCTTCTTGTTGACTTAAAGGCGTAGTCTCTCCCGATACATACACTTGAGGGGTTTGTACGGTACTGACTAGGCTATAACTTGCTGGATTATAGCTTTCAGTACCGCCTACTTCCTCAAGAATATCTGATACAGATACGCCATTGCTTGCAAAATTCTCTACAAGCTCGGCATATCGTGTATCAGCAAGGTCAAGCTCTTCGCCCGCAAGTCGTTTTACGTTGGCTTCCCAATCGTAAAAATCTTGCTTGACTTTAACTTTCACTCTTTAGTTCCTCCAACACCTCTACAATTTCGGCTTTTGATAACTTATAGGCGCCAGCTATGCCAGCTTCTTTAGCTAGATTCTTTAACTCTTCTAGAGTCTTATTTTCTAAATCAGAATACTGGCCAGCCTGCTCCTCTTGGATATAATGACGTCGTAGCAATAAGCTCATATCGCCACCTCTTACTCACCGAATTTTACAACTCGTGTAGGGTCGTAAAGGTAAACACCGTAGTGTTCATCACCAGTGATGACTGTTGTCTTTTTAAGGATGTCACGGTCTGTTTCGATAGCCACATCCCGTTTTAGCATGATAACAAACGCACCGTATTTATTGGCATCGTCTGTCTGAGTTTGGCTAGGAGAGACTTTGACGATAAAGCCTTTTCCTTTTTCAACTTTCTTAGTACGGACGATTTGAACACCTCGTGTTTCTCCAAATGTACCAGAAACAACTGTATTCGCTCCTACCTCTGTACCTGAAATCCATTCTTTAACAGTGTCAGCGCGCAAAGCAATAGCGTCTGACGGATTGATAAGGGCTACATATCTTGCATCTTCTTCATCATCGAAAATAGCAAGTGCTTTATCAATCGCTCCCCCTGTTGTTGGAGCTTCTGCAACGTGCTGTGTTGCAGTCTTAGCTACTGCCACCAAATCATCATCAATCTTATTAGCAATAGCCAAACCAAGCTGGTAAGTCGCTTGACCTAGTGGGTCGCCAAGACCTGACAAAAGAGCTTCATCGGTAATTTCATAACCTTTAGCAGCCTTTTTGATGGTCATAGTGGTCTTTTTAGTAGTCAACTGATCTGGAGAAATAGCTTGACCTTCTCCGACCTCAGTCGCATCTCCTGCATACTCCCATGCTGGAACTGTTAGAGTGTTCCCTGGTTGGCCTTGAAGTGCTGTTTCCACATAAGCAAGTGGAGTGAATTTAATCAATTTAGGTAGTTTAGCGGAAACCATGTCCGCCATTACTTCTGGGTTAACCATAGTGGCTAATTTAGTTTGTCCTGCTGTCATTTATTTTAACCTTTCAATTTCTTATAAAGTTCTGGGTTCTTTTGATAGAGTTCGTTTCGACTCTGATAACCCATACGAGCAAATTCTTCTTTTGTGATACCGTCGCTGTCAACTGGCGCTTGCTTCATAGGAGCTCCGCCTTTTAGCTTTTCTTGTACGCCTTTTTGCACGGCTTGCTCCCATGATTTCTGCAATACAGCGACAGACTGTGATACCGTCTCTGCGCTTGTTAAATCAACTACATTTACTAACTCAACAGGTAAGTCACGTTCACTTAACATTGCTTTAGCTTCTGCGGTCAATTCCTTGCGAGCAATAGCCTTTTCACGGTCAGCCAATTCTTGCTCACGCTGATCCAACTGATATTTCTGTTTCTCATCAGCGTTCATCTTAGCAAGTTTCTTAGCTTCGTTATCTTTGGCTTCTTGCTCTGATTTCCACTTGGCAAACTTCTTATCGATGATAGCATCGACATCTGCGTCCGTGTACTTCTTCTCGTCTTGCGGTTGCTCTGTAGGTTCTGCAGATACCTTTTGCTCTTCAACCGTTTCGACTGTTTGTGTTTCTTCGTTCATTGCGAACCTCCTATTTTTAAAGTCGTCCCCGACTGTATTTTCCATAGCTTTTAGAGTCTTCAATGCTTGGACAATATAAAAACCGTACGGGATTCCATACGGTTAAGTTTTATAATTCGATTCCTTCGATTTCTGCTCGAATTTCTAGCCAGTATAAATACTGACCCATAGCGCACTTTTGATTTTTTAAAACTTCAATTGAGCATTTTGGCTCAAAATTGAGCGTACCAGCTTCGTATTTGATAACCATTTTATGTAATTTTGTATATTTATCCTTAAGCGCATTGTATTCATCGATAAAACGTCTTTGCCAATCTTCCATTTTTTCTATTCCTTTCTTCAATTCACTAATTTATAGTAATTTATAGCGGTTTATTCCTGCCAGTCAAGATGTCGGATCACCTACTTTCTATTTCTGAAACCTGTTAAAATCGCAAGAATAGTTCCTACAATTAAAACAAATAGCCAAAAGAATACCAACCACCCAAAGGCGATTGATACCCAATCCCAGATAAACATATCTTTACTCCTCTACTTCTTCGTAAGTTTCTGCAAAAATATCAGGCTTGCATGGATAGTACTCGCCCTGAACTCCTTTAATAATGTAATCCCCTTCTGTCGCAATCATCAATCCTTCAAGCGTTTCGATTTTTAAAAGAGGATTTTTTAAGTCAGCGTAGTCAATCCGTACTGGGTCTAGTCCAAAATCGCATAGTTCATCTATAGCTTCTTCTGTATCCAAAAACTGCACGGCTTCAACCACTACTGGTTTTTTACGGTATTTCATTTCTCGCTCCTTTCTAAGCATCATTTTTGAGGCTTAGCATTCTTGTCCACCCATTCTTTGAAAGCATCAAAAGTATTCATGTTTTTAAGAGACAAATATTTTTCAACTTCTTCAATAGCTTTATCGACCGATTTGTCGTCAAAACAATAGCCATTGCCCGATAAATCAAAAATTTTATTTTGTTCCTTCTTATCAACAATCCATAAATGTTTTCCGGTCCAAGCACTCTGTGGATCATAACATTTATTCGATTGTATCTCAAGTCCGTTATCTTCAATCAATTCTATCAATTTTTTATACTTGTTCATTAAAAATCCCTTTCTGGACACGAAAAAAGCACTTAGATTGTTCTAGGTGCTTGTTTAAATTGATTCTAGTTTTAATGTTTTGAGGTATTCTTCCCATTCACGGTCCAAGTCCTCAACAGTTTTATTCTTATTTCGTTCCTGGATGGCATCAAAATCAATGTTGTCATCTTCGCCTTCCGGCCAATCATAAGTATCTTTTTTAGCCATATCATTCAATCCTTCCAAATTCAAAGCCGAACACTTCGGATAATAATTCAAGAGTTTTTTCTTGTGCTACGCTCTCATTATACCCCAATTTTTTAAATTTATCAATTCGATTGACATATTGTTCTTGTGCACTGCGTGGAATCCTTTTGTTAGGTCTTGAATACCAATAAACACTTCCATCATGCCCTATAGTCAGACCATATTTTACAGTATTATTTTTACTCCGTTGTTGTAAGGAAGCAAAGTCACTGAGCGATGGAGGATAGCCTGACGGATGATTGTGAATCGAAATAAGACTTTGTTCAGATTGTTCTTTAAAAGCCCTTCTAACTTGGTCATTATAAACTACACCTTTTGTCTTTCTGGCTTTATTTGATAGCGCAACAACTCTTCCTGTATCTGCATTAAGCAAATAGTAATCTTCAAATGGAGTTCCGTTTCTATGCTGTAACATCTGTCTTGAAACTCTTGCGATAGGTTCGGATAGATGTGAGGTCTTTGGGTGATTTTTTAGTTTGTCAACAAATTCATCGCTTCGCACATAATCAAGGTCTGCTCCAAATTGCCTACCACTTAATTCTCGTTCTCGTGGTTCCGCAACATACTTGCTATACCACTCTTTATAAGTCATATCAGCAGGTACTAGCTCGGTTTTACCTGTCACTGGATTCCTTGCTCTACGCTTCAACTTGCTGTAGTCTGCGTCCTCATCGTATCCGACAGTAGTAGACCTACACCACGGATGCAGAGGTGGATAATTGACACCAGGGGTCGCTTTATCCCTATCATAGACCTTATTATCGTGCTCTTGGCAGATATGTGATGTACGCTTGTCTAAGACGGCCACAAAGATATACTTCTCTATGTCTGCTTCTTCATAGCTGAGTAGTTCCATCTGGTTATGAAAAAAGGCTGATTCAGTCCGAACCAAACGCCTTGCATCATTCTGACCTACATTGAACCGCTCAGCAATTGCTTGTGCAGTTTCTCGTGTATCTCGACCTGTCATGAGGCTCATGAGTAGTTCATCTTTTATGCTAGAAGTAAGCTTCCCTGTATTCTTCCAGATGTCTGTAGAGTAGGTGCTTCCGTCACCTATCCAACTAAAATACTGTAGATGTTTTATCTCGCTCTCAGGAAGCCCAGAAAAGTCATATGCCAGCCCTGTCTGCTGTTGCAGGTCAAAGGTAGCCTTGTAATAACTATCCTTCATCAAGTCGCTATAAAAGGCATCTGAGCCTGTCTTCTCCGAATGATAGATAGATTCACGCATACGGTCTAAATCGTCACTCAAACGCTCTAGGCGCTTCATACGAAAAGAATAAGCTGGACTATCTAAGTCAGCCAGCAACCTTTGGATGTTCGGGTCATTCGGTCTCGCTTCAAGCACCTTACGAAGTTCATTCAAGTCTTTCTTGTCTTTCATGTTCTTCAAGACTTGTCTAGCATCTACCTGACTTAAACCATAATCCCGTTGAAACTTATCGAAAATCTTATTTATTTCCTTATCTAGGTAAGCCTTAGCTTCTTGATAAACCTTATCGAACTCGTCTGCCTGCTTTTCGGCCTTGTCCATCTGCTGGTAAATCAGATTGGCTTTCCTCTTCGCCCAATACTCCTGATTCTTCATCTGCTACCTCATCTTCGGGTTTCGTGTTGTCTTGGTTAAACATCGGCATATCTTCCATGTTCTTCTTTTTTTCTTCCTCCAAAGCTTCCAGCTCAGCGTCAGGGTCTTCCACAAACGGCAAGAGAGAAATAAGCTGTCTATTGGTCACTTTGCCTTCCAAGTTGTTCACAATCTGAGAAATCTCCAACAAATTCTTAGGTAAACCACGGCTAAACTGTGGAACGATTGAATGAGACTCTAAAGCGATCTGTTTCATGCCCAGGTAATGAGCGAAAATCGCAATCCGCTGTCTTAAGCCTCGCTTGTAGTTCGCTTCCTTGGTCTTGGTAATCATCTCAAGGCCCATCAGCTTGAATTCCATAGCTACGCCCGACGTGTTCCCTGCGAAGTTCTTATCAGTCAGGTTAGGCACATGGCTGAATGTGTAGATGTCCTCTTTCAAGGCTTTGCGCAAGATTTCAGTATCACTTTCGTCCAGCGTATTCTTCAAGAACTCAGCCCTTGCACTATCGCCCGGCAATTCCAAAAGACCTTCTTCAGAAAGAATCTTCATCGCTATCTTGGCATCTTCTGGCGTGTCTGCTAACTGTGTTCCATATAAAACAAGGATAGACTCTACCGCCTGCTCCTTATCATTAACACGGTTACCCATCAAGGAATTATAAGCGTCTATCAAGCTAATCTGTTGCTCGTAGTCGCCAATCGCAAAGTGATTGTTGCGATACTCGATAATGGGGATTTGACCAAGGTTGTGGGGTGTTGCCTCTTCAATCTGAGATGTTCCTGAATCTGTACTTCTCAGTACCAGGTGATAGTGCAGATTTTCTGTAAAGACTTCTGCCTGGTACTTAGTAGTATCTTTCGTATCATCTTTGACTTGATAGTAATAAACCGCAAACAAGGGCTTCCTCTCAATACTATCATCGTAGACCATGAAGGTATTTTCTGGATCAATACTAGTTGAGTCCAATTCAGTTAATCCCTCTTTAGCGTAGA